ATCTGCAAATTAAGCTTGTCAACGGTGCTACCATTAGCCTCAAAGGTGCCGACAGACCAGAGACAATGCGAGGTGTCAGCCTTAAGTTTCTAGTCATGGACGAATACGCTGACATGAAACCAGAGGTGTTTGAGCAGATCTTGAGACCCGCCTTGGCGGATCAGAAGGGATGTGCAATGTTCATTGGGACACCAATGGGAAGGAACCACTTTTACGAACTGTACAAATATGCGGAACTAGATGATGACCCTACGTACAAAGCTTGGCACTTTACTAGCTACGATAATCCGTTGTTGGACCCCGGTGAAATCGACATTGCTAAAAGGTCTATGTCTTCTTATGCGTTCCGTCAGGAGTTTATGGCGTCGTTTGAAGCCCGTGGGTCAGAAATGTTTAAGGAAGACTGGGTTAAGTTTAGTGAAGATGAGCCGGAAGTAGGAGATTATTACATTGCCGTTGACTTGGCAGGCTTTGAAGAAGTCAACAAAAAGAAAACTAAAAGTAGTAAACTTGACGAAACAGCGATTGCCGTGGCTAAGGTCAATGAGCATGGTTGGTATGTTGACAATATCATATACGGTCGATGGACACTTGACGAAACGGCACTTAAGATATTTCAGGCCGTTAGAGATTACCGCCCCATATCAGTTGGTATTGAAAGAGGTATCGCTAAGCAAGCTGTAATGTCTCCTTTGATGGACATGCAAAAACGCTATGGTATGTTCTTTAGAGTAGAAGAACTTACTCATGGAAACAGAAAGAAAACAGACCGTGTAATGTGGGCGTTACAAGGACGGTTTGAAAACGGACACATAACGCTAAACAAAGGGGAGTGGAATAGTCGTTTCTTAGACCAGCTGTTTCAATTTCCTGATCCATTAACCCATGACGATTTAGTAGATGCCTTAGCGTACATTGATCAGTTAGCTAATGTTCCTTATGGCATTGATGATCTAGATTTTGACGAGCCTGAAATTTTAGATATTGTAGCAGGATATTAACATGAGTGAAGAACTATACGAACAAGATCCTCTGATGATCCAAGAAGCTCTAGAAGATTGGGTTATAACTAAGTGTGAAGACTGGAGGGATAACTACGAAAGCAATTATGAACAGAAATTTGAAGAATATTATAGATTATGGCGTGGTATATGGGACCCTGCTGACAGTGAGCGTGGGTCTGAGCGTTCCCGTATTATTTCTCCTGCACTTCAACAGGCAGTTGAGTCTAATGTAGCAGAGCTGGAAGAGGCTACGTTTGGTCGTGGTAAGTGGTTTGACGTCAGTGACAACATGGGTGATACCCAAAAGCAAGATGTGCAGTTTCTTCGTAATAAACTGACGGAAGACTTTGAAAACTGTATGGTACGTAAGGCGGTTGCTGAGTGTCTTATTAATGCAGCAGTCTTTGGTACAGGCATCGGTGAAATCATTATTGAAGAAATGAAGGAGATGGCTCCTGCTACTCAACCTATTATGGGTGGAGATTTGCAAGCAGTAGGAGTTAACATCACTGAGCGTGTCAAGGTAAAGCTTAAGCCTGTACTACCTCAAAACTTCTTAATTGACCCTGTAGCCACATCAGTAGAAGATGCTATGGGTGTAGCTATTGATGAGTTTGTGGGTCGTCATCAAGTAGAACTGTTACAAGAACAGGGGGTGTACCGTGACGTATATGTTGGTTCTGCCGCTCCTGATACTGACTTGGAACCTGACCAAGATTTAACTGTTTATGGCGATGACAAAGTTCGTTTAACTAAGTACTATGGTTTAGTGCCACGAGAGCTTCTAGACGCCGCTATGAGCGACGATAGCGAAGAATTGGTAGAAGAGGAAGGGTCAGAATCAAAGTACGTAGAAGCCGTTGTAGTCATTGCTAACGGAGGCATACTTCTTAAAGCTGAAGCTAACCCTTATATGATGGAAGACCGTCCTGTTGTTGCGTTTCCTTGGGACGTAGTACCCGGACGTTTCTGGGGTCGTGGCGTATGTGAAAAAGGTTATAATAGTCAAAAAGCACTTGACACAGAGCTACGTGCAAGGATTGACGCACTAAGTCTTACGATCCATCCTATGATGGCTATTGACGCAACTAGGCTACCTCGTGGTTCTAAACCTGAAGTACGTCCCGGAAAGATGATACTAACTAGTGGAGATCCTCGTGAAGTCCTTCAACCTTTTAACTTTGGTCAAGTTAGTCAAATCACTTTTGCTCAGGCCGGAGCATTGCAGCAGATGGTACAGCAAGCAACAGGAGCAGTGGACTCAGCAGGAATTGCGGGTCAGGTTAATGGCGAGAGTACTGCCGCTGGCATTAGTATGTCTCTTGGCGCTATTATTAAACGCCATAAGCGTACACTGATTAACTTCCAACAATCATTTCTTATCCCATTTGTCAAAAAGGCTGCTTATCGTTACATGCAGTTTGATCCTGAGTCATACCCTGTAGCTGACTACAAGTTTAACGCAAGCAGTACGTTAGGTATTATTGCTCGTGAGTACGAAGTAACTCAGCTAGTACAGTTGTTGCAGACTATGGGTAAAGACTCACCACTGTACAACACACTAATTCAATCTGTTATTGACAACATGAACTTGTCTAACCGTGAAGAACTTCTTTCGGCAATGGCACAAGCCATGCAGCCTAATCCTCAAGCACAACAAATGCAACAACAAGTACAACAATTACAAATGCAGTTCCAACAATCACAAACTGCGGCACTATCTGCTCAAGCTCAAGAATCGTCTGCTAGGGCTGCTAAGTTGGCTGCTGAGGCTCAAGCAGTACCTCAAGAACTAGAAATTGACAAAATCAACGCTATTACTCGAAACCTTAAAGAAGGCGATCAAGAAGACAAAGAGTTTGAGCGACGTATGCGTGTTGCTGACACTCTTCTTAAAGAAAAGCAAATAGAAGGCAAAACTAATGCTAATAACGCAAAAAGAAATGCAGTCCCTACTGGACCAAGTGAACAACCACTTCAAAGGAACATTCCAGCGTCTAGAGGACTTGGAACGCAAGGTGGAGGAACTCAGTAATGCCAAAGTCCAAGGACCCAAAACTAGCACGGGCGGGCGTAAGCGGGTACAACAAGCCAAAGCGGACGCCTAGCCACCCAACGAAGAAGTTTGTAGTAGTAGCCAAGGAAGGTGACAAAACTAAGACTATTCGTTTTGGTGACGCTAAGATGACTATTAAAAAAGACCAGCCTGCACGTCGTAAGTCGTTTAGGGCACGTCACAAGTGCGACACTAATCCACCCAGTAAACTAACGGCACGATATTGGTCGTGTAAGAAATGGTGATAATATGAAAGTTAATGCACCTAAAGGACATCATTGGATGAAGAGTGGCAAAGGTTATAAACTAATGAAAGACCCTGCAGACGGCTACAAGCCACACAAAGGTGCGTCTAAGTCTGCAAACTTTGAAGTCCAAAAAGTCCACAAAAAGTAAGGAGGCTACTATGCCACATTGTACAGGTAAGCGTAAGAAGAAAAAAGGTAAGAGCAAACCCAAGGGGTACTAAAGATGCCTAAAGCTAAAACTAAGAAAGCTAACGACGCTTGTGCAAAGAAGGTCAAGTCCAGATACAAGGTCTGGCCTTCTGCATACGCCTCTGGTGCTGTAGCTAAATGCCGCAAGGTCGGCGCTAAGAACTGGGGTAACAAAAGTGGCCGTAAGAAAAAGTAAGAAAGGTGCTGCCCTTAAGAAGTGGTTTAAGGAGGAGTGGGTAGACGTAAAGACAGGTAAGCCTTGTGGTCGTAAGTCTGCAAAGAAAGGTGAGTCTAAGCGTCCGTACCCTTCTTGTAGGCCAAAGTCTGTTGCAGCTAAAATGACTAAAGCTGAGAAAGCTTCTTCTGCTCGTCGTAAGACAGGACCAAAACGTATAGCCCATGCAGTAACAGCATCAGGCCGTAGAAGAAAGTCTACAAGAAATGCTTGACAAACGTTAAAAAGTATGGTATAATAAAACTATAGTTAACAACATTAGAGGAAACTATGACTCCTGAGCTTGAAACCTACTTCGACAACTACAACGAACTCTTCAATCACGAAGGTTTCAAACAACTCTTACAAGAGTTATCTAACAACGCACAACAGTTGGCTGATATTCAGACCGTAAAAGATTCTGAAGATCTTCACTTTCGTAAAGGCCAAGTTGCTGCTTTTGCTACTGTAATTAATCTACAAGGCACTATAGAAGCGGCTAGAGAGCAAGCAGAAGCAGAAGACGAAGGTCCTGTCGGTGTATAAAATTTATGACTTCCGTTGTACTAACGGACATGTCTTTGAAGAATTTGTAAAGGACGGTACTACAACCAGTAGGTGCGGTTGTGGTGCCAACGCTACAAAAATGGTATCTGCCCCGTCTTTTCACCTTAATGGTTCCGATGGTTCATTCCCCGGAGCACACATGAAATGGGTTAGGGAACACGAAAAAGCAGGTAATAAACAATAACTCCATAATGATTATAATCACGGAGCTTAATAATGTCAAGAGCGACACTAGTTGACCCACAACCAGAAATGGATAATGTGGATGATATAAACGAAGAAGCAGTTGAGACTCAGTTTGTAGAAGAAGAAGTAACTGAACAACCTCAAGAGCAACCTACTATTCCAGAGAAGTACCAAGGTAAGTCTTTGGAAGAAGTCGTACAGATGCACCAAGAGGCTGAAAAGCTTTTAGGTCGTCAGTCAGGCGAAGTAGGAGAACTTCGTAAAGTGGTGGATGATTACATTTCTAGTCAAACACCAATTCAAGCACCTCAACAACATGTTGAGCCTGAAGAAGATATAGATTACTTCACTGATCCACAAGGTGCTGTTAATCGTGCAATTGAGAACCATCCTAAGATTCGAGAAGCAGAGCAGTATTCATCGCAGTATAAGCAACAAGCTGCATTGGCTACTCTCAATACTAAACACCCAGACATGCAAGAGATCCTTGGTGATCCCAAGTTTGCTGAGTGGATTAAAGCTTCAAAGATTAGGACTCAATTATTTGTAGCCGCTGACCAACAGTATGATGCTGACTCTGCTGACGAACTGTTTACACTCTGGAAAGAACGTAAAGCAGTAACACAGCAAACTGCCAATGTTGAAAAACAGGCACGTAAGCAACAACTCAAGGCAGCTAATACAGGTAACGCACGAGGCAGTAGCGAAGGGACTAGGAAGAAAGTGTATCGACGGGCCGATATTATTAAACTTATGAGAACAGACCCCGACCGTTATACAGCATTAGCCGATGAAATCATGGCAGCGTATGCGGAGGGTCGCGTAAAATAATCTAGGAGATTATCATGGCTACTCAAACTTATCCCGGTACGGTTGGCGGCGGAAGTATCGTCAACAAAGCTGCCGCTGCTACTTTCATTCCAGAAATCTGGAGTGACGAAGTAATTGCTGCATATCAAAAGAACCTGAAGATGGCTCCGCTTGTTAAGAAGCTGCCAATGACAGGTAAGAAAGGCGATGTAATTCACATCCCTAAGCCTATCCGTGGCGCTGCCTCTGCTAAGGTTGCTGACACTGCTGTCAACATCCAAGCAAACGTAGAAGGCGAATTGCAGATCACTGTTGATCGTCACTTCGAGTACTCACGTTTCATCGAAGACATTGTAGAAGTACAAGCACTTAACAGCCTCCGTCAGTTCTACACTGAAGATGCTGGTTATCAGTTGGCACTTAAGGTTGACACTGACCTTATGAATGCTGCTACTGGTTTTGGTGACGGTACTCTTGACCTTGCTGCTCCTTCTGGTGCTGATTGGGTTAACAGCAACAGCTACTACTTTGACGCTGCTGCTGCTGGCGGTACTCCACTGACAGCTTTTGCTGCTTCAACTGTAGCTTCTGGTGATGTATTTACTGACGCTGGTTTCCGTCAAGCTATTCAGCTTCTCGATGACGCTGACGTACCAATGGACGGACGTTGCATTGTTGTTCCTCCAGTAGTACGTAATACCATTATGGGTACTGAGCGGTTCTCGTCTTCTGACTTCGTATCAGGACAGACTGTTAACACTGGCCTTATTGGTAACCTTTACGGTGTAGACGTTTACGTTTCATCTAACTGCCCAACACTTGAGTCCAATGTACGTGGTTGTATCCTCATGCAGAAGGACGCCCTTGTACACGCAGAGCAGATGTCTGTACGTTCACAGACTCAGTACAAGCAGGAGTACCTCTCAACGCTGTACACTGCTGACACTCTCTACGGCGTTCAGGTATACCGTCCTGAAGCTGGTTTGGTACTGGCTGTATACGACGCATAAGTCCAATAGGGGTCAGCAATGGCCCCTTTTCTTTCCCTTTTTTTTCTCTGCAATAGGACTTACAGATGTCGAACTATACTAAGACTACAGACTTTGCAGCAAAGGATTCTCTACCTTCAGGTGATCCAGATAAAATTATCCGTGGCTCTGAGTTTGAAACTGAGTTTGATAATATATCAACAGCTATTGCAAGTAAGTCTGATTTAGCAGGTCCGACCTTTACAGGTACGTTGACCTTTGAAACTATTTCCGATGGAACTATTGACATCACTGCGTTTGTTGACGAAGACGATATGTCGTCCGACAGTGCAACTTTGGTTCCTACACAGCAGTCCGTAAAAGCTTACGTTGACTCACAAGTAACTGCACAAGACCTAGACTTCCAAGCTGACTCAGGCGGTGCGTTAAGCATTGACCTAGACTCAGAAACTTTATTGCTTACAGGTGGAACTGGTATTGATACTGCTGGTTCAGGCAATGAAGTAACTTTTAATATTGATTCTACCGTTGCAACTCTTACTGGTTTACAAACACTTACTAATAAAACTCTCACGTCTCCTGACATAAACACTCCAGACATCGATGGTGGTACTATTGACGGTACTGTTATTGGTGGTTCTACTGCAGCAGCTGGGTCATTTACTACTGTTTCTGCTACAAGCAACATTACTGTAGGCGGTACTGTAGATGGTCGAGATGTAGCAACTGACGGTCTCAAGCTAGACGGTATTGAAGCCTTAGCAGACGTAACAGACACAGTTAACGTCACAGCCGCTGGTGCTGTTATGGACAGTGAGTTGACTAGCGAAACCTCAGTTAAAGCTCTGGACCAAGGCGTAGCTACTACTGACTCACCAACCTTTGCCGCTGTTACTGTCAACGGTAACGTAGAGTTTGACGGTTTGTCTGGCACAGGATCAGTCACAGTTACAGATATTCTTGACCAAGACAACATGTCTAGCAACAGTGCGACTGCATTGGCTACTCAACAATCTATTAAGTCATACGTAGACAGCCAAGTCACTGCTCAAGATCTAGATGTTACAACTGACGGTGGCACTATTGCCATTGATCTTGACTCAGAAGTATTAAGCATTGTTGGTGGTGAAGGCATTGACACTTCTGCTACTGGTAACACTGTAACAATTGCTGGTGAAAACGCATCAACATCTAATAAAGGCGTTGCTTCTTTTGACTCAGCAGACTTTATTGTAACTTCCGGTGAAGTACACTTAGCTGCTTCTGCTGCTGCCTTTGGTGCAGTAGGTGACGGAAGCACTGATGATACAGCAGCACTACAAGCAGCAATGGACTCCGTAGCTGTATCAGGTGTTTGGCTAGACGGTGGTAATAAAACGTATTTGATTACAACAACCATTGATGTCGATCAAGGTGCCTTCTGTCGTATGCGTAACTTTAAGTTTAAGTTAGGTACATCATACTCAGATCAAGGTAGATTTAACTGTGACGCTGGTTCTGGCACAACAGCTATGACAATTGCGTTAGACAACATTGTACTTGATGGTGGTCGTGGAGACTACAAATCAGGTAACGAGCCTTGGACAGACACTACTACTGACTTTGGTGGTTTTGATACTATTGAACCTTCGCTGAGTGCTTTCTTTAAAGTTAATGCTAATAACGAAGAAACTACTACTCACATAACTAACTGTCGTTTTGAAAACCATCACGGTATTGCAGCAGTACGAGTAAACTCTTACGGTACTACAGTTATTCAGGGATGCGTATTTAAAAACATTTCAAACCAAACCTTTGCAGTTTATCAAGCTGTCTTTGATGGAAGCAACAACATCACTGCTCACAAAGGCCGTACTATTGTCTCTGATGTTTACGCAGAAAACGTAGGACTATTACCTGACACATTTAATGTTGATGGCTCACCAATGAACTTTTCATCGACCACAGCGGCTCCGCAGGGATCATTTAACTTCCTTGCTATTGGTGGTGAGTACAGTATATCTAACGCTATATGTAAGAACTATGCTTCGTGTGGTGTAACTGCTGATCGTAACAAAAAGTTTAATGCTAGTAATATCACAGTTACTAACGATTCTACTCGATCATTTTCTAACAACCCTTCAGGCGCGTTTTGGATTGAAGCTTGTGAAGAATCAAATGTAAGTAACCTGACTATAGACATTACTGCTCGTGCAACTATTGACACAACAGGTCTAGATAACTCTCTGCTTCAAATTTACTTAACTGACGGAGACAAAGCCTTTTTTAACAATGTCTTCCTAAAAACAGACGCTTCTACTGCTTACGTCAATAAGTTTATTAGAGGAAGCATTAAAGATACAGTTCATTGTAACATCGAAAACTTTTATATAGAAGGAACTTGTCGTAACTTAGACGATGGTGTTAGCTTCTTAATGCTACCTAACTCTACTATCGGACACGACATACGACTTTTACACGGTTACATTGACCGTGGAGACATTAAAATTGAACAACCCTTTAATGTTACTATTGACGATGTTTACTTAAAAGCTGCTGAAGGTAACGGAGATGTTCTTTTGCCTGTTGCAGGAAACTCAGGAATTACAGGCACTGTTGAAAGTGTATCAATAGTTAACTCTTATGTTAGCGGTGCTATTACAAATGCAAGTAACTTTACTAAAAGTTTTAATGTATCTAACAACAAACATATTGGTTCTATTTCTTCAGCAGCCGCTGGATTTACAGCAAAAGCTGTAGTTAGTGATAATGCACACATTGCTGGTACTCTTGTTTTTTCAAACTCTGGATCAACCGGGGCATCTACTGTAGAAATACGTGGTAATGGTTTGATCGAAGGCGTTACTAGGGTAGACGGAACTAACAACGCAATTGTTAACGGTAACAATACTGAGCGTCGTATTAGTATTGAAGACGTACAGCACTTTCAAGTTATTGGTAACACGGCTAAAACAGATGCAGCAGAACCCTGTATCTATGTTAATCCTACTACTCCTAGTAATATTCTTAGCGGTGTGATTAATGGTAATAGCTGTCTTGTTAAAACAGGAACGTCCGGTGCTGGTTATGTTTCAATAGCTTCTAGTGTTACTAACGTAATGGAAGGCGTGAACAATAAACTGACAGTAGCTTGGTCATAGCAGGAGAACACAAATGGATTTTATAGATCATAGAAGCACTGCTAATTTTAAATTTAGCCTTTCTGCTACTGATGAAAAACTTAGAATAAAGAGTGACGGTAATGTAGGTATCGGAGTCAGCAACCCTTCAACAAAGCTTGAGGTTGACGGTGTCATTACTACAGCAGGTCTAACGACTACAGCTGACATTAACTTTGGTAACAACGACAAGGCTATCTTCGGTGCTGGCTCTGACCTACAGATTTATCACGATGGGTCTGGCAGTTATATCGTAGATAACGGCACAGGAAATTTACAAATCGACGCCAACGACTTTAGGGTTCGCAAACCTGATGGGTCAGAGGCAATGATTCATGCTAATGCTGATGGCGCTGTTAAACTTTTTTATGATGGTGGTGCGACTCCCAAGCTTGAAACAACCTCCACAGGCATCGACGTAACGGGAAGTGTTGTCAGCGACGGTTTGACTGTTGATGGTGGTTCAGGAAACTCGCTTGTAAACTTTACCCCTAGCGGTACTTTTTCAACTGTCGTTGACTTTTCTAATGCCTCAAGCGATTTTCAGATAGTAAGTTTTGGTTCAGGCTCTGCATCAGCTAACAACTTTAGAATTAGAGATGACGGCGCAAGTAGATTCAATATTGCTGGCAACGGCGACATCAGCTTCTACGAAGACACTGGCACGACTGCGAAGTTCTTCTGGGATGCCAGCACAGAATTTTTAGGTCTAGGTAGCACGGCACCAGCGGCCAAGTTAGATATCGTCGACACAGCCTCTGACGTACAGATGCGCGTCTACAAGAACGACGGCACCAAGAACACACGGATTACGGTAACGGCTGACGACAGCGGCGCTAAGATCCACTACCGAGATGCAGACAACGCAGGCGCATTAAGGTTTAACAACAACCTTGGCGAGGTCATGCGTATCCCTGCTAACACAGCACGCTTGGGAATCGGAGCGACGACAGTACACGCAGACCTACACTTAGGCGCGGCCAGTCCACACATCGACA